GTCGGATAGTATTGTTGAGTTTAGAGATTTAGTGAAGATGTCTCTTTACATCAACCGTGCTGACGAGGCGATAGCCTCAAGTGATAGAGCCCAGATAACGCCGCGTTTTGACGCTCGCGAGTGGTTTGATGAGCTTCGCAAGATCGGGTCTAACATACCGTGGTATATCACATATCAGCCACGGATGTTTTTCTACCCAACTCTCAAACCCGACCGCGTCTTAACTGCGAGCACTGTCTGTGAGGGGGAATGGCGCACGTTCGTCCTTGATGTGGAGCATGGCCTCCACAAAGCGATAGAGGTCAACCACATCCCGGATCATCAACCAACCATCCTTGCCGCCGCCCTGATGCACGACAGATCTGAGAAGGCACGTGAAATATCCGACTTGAAACTCGAGAACGAGATCCTCCGAGGGCAGCTGGCAGTGTACCGACAGGAATACAAAACCACACCACGGTTCTCTTTAAGCTGGACCACCCTGTTTGCCCTAGTGTTTCTCGGCTTCTCACTCTTCTGGCATTCCGCGCACGGGCTGACAACAACATCTACCACAGAATCAGTCAACCCCATGGAAATGCTCAAACTGAACATCTGGCTTGACAACTTTGTGAGCGAGGCCAAACGCATCATCCACACCCACAGGACCACAGTTATGGATGCAGTCCGCACCTCGCCTTCTTGGCTCATTGCTAGCACAGTGGTCCCCCACCTCTGGACCATAGTCACCATCGTGCTCGGCATTGTGTCAGTGTACAGGTCAGAGCGGAGGGTGCTCTCGATCTGCTTCCTGGCTGCCGCAACCATGAGTGGCGGGGATTGGCTCTTCCTCTCCAGCGCATCATCGCAAACAGTTGTGAGTGCAATTTGCCAGATTGTTTGCGTCTTGGTCTCCCACATCGACCCGCTTGGGGCAATCTGCCTTTCCTCGCTCATCATGTTTGGGACATTCCTAGCCAGCATGTGCTGCACCAGCACCGAGTTCATACAGCACTCCAGAGCTGCATCGATCAACACTGCTGTCCTCGTGATGTCGATTGTCCTACGCACCATGCAGTTGCCAGCCATGCCAATTGCCCTTGCGCTCGCCGCAGTGCGGGCGTACACCATCATCACAACACCCACAGGTGCGACGATTGAGGTCCGCAGCGAGGACGGGAAGGTGGTATCCAAGGACCCAGTTAAGCCTGGCATACTCTTCAGGTTCAAACAGGGACTGAGGAAGAGGTTTGCGCAGCTAAGGTCGTCCATGCCACCGCTTGTGCGTGTCAACCCAACAGCAGTCGTCCGAGTTGAGACCCCTGACGGCATTGGGACAGGATTCTTCTGCGCAAATTACATTGTCACAGCTGGACATGTGCTTGGCCCCCATAAGGTTGCATCTGTCTGCATCGGCGTTGCCAAGTACCAGACCACCCTGGTGCGCCACATCGAGGGCAAGGATATCGCTCTCTTGAAAATTCCTCAGCAGGTGCAGAACCACCCACGATTGAAGATCGCGTCGAAGATAGAGACTGAGTGGGTTTGCATCTACTCGCCGGATGGGGATGGTGCAATTGTCCAGTCGGTTGTCCCAGGCCACCAGGTGGATGATTGCATTGATTATGCGGTTCCCACCAGAGATGGTATGTCTGGTGCGCCGCTTGTCAACCCTGATGGGCGTGTCATGGCAGTCCACCTCACCAACACTGGTTTTACAGGTGGGGCCCAGATCCTGACCCAGGCAGATGTGACCGATCCCCCCAAGAGTAACACCAATGAGGACAAGCTCAAACAGGAGATTGAGGAGCTAAAGAAGCAGCTCGCCAAATGCAACCAGTCAAGCACCCAAGCGGACATTGTCGGGCTGGTCCGTGCCGCGATGGCTCGCGAGATGACCATCCTGCGAGAGGAGCTGAACAAGGAGCTCAGGGCCGTCCCCCAATACGACCAGGCGAAGGGCAAAACCAAGATGAAAGCTCGCCGCCTCCGCATGGCGGGAGCCAAACCACGCCGCCAAAGGGGACCTGTCTTCACCGAGGAAGAATACAACCGACTCCTCGAATCTGGCCTCACCCCTGACGAGATCCGCGACATGGTGGATAGGCTCTATGACAAAGAGGTGGCAGGATTTCCAGAGTGGGACCCAATGGACGATGGCTATGACCCCAACGAGGACTGGACCTTTGAGTCAGACTCAAACTTTGGTCAGAGGCAGGTCAAGGTCCCCTCCTTCAACCAATATATGGAGAGGGACTATGATGCCAAGGACGTTGAGAACATGCTCCGTTCATTGACCTGCGCGGATGTCGACGCCATCGGACCGCTCTACCCCATAACTGCCCACTGCATCAGTTCACCTTTGTGTCCCGCCCTCCTGTGCCTTGTCGATAGGTATGCTGCGTCTAGAGGACTTTCTCCACCATCATTTGGCCTTCCCTACACCCAACGCCGGGTTCCAAAAAACGGGAAACGGGGCCAGAACCAGCGGCCCCAGAAATCCACAAACTAGATGCCTGGGAGGCACTGCGCCTACCACCATCGAGGCGCGTTGTGCCCGACGACTACCCAGTCGTCTGCAATTTACCGATCAACAGACCTATCTATGAGGAGAAATTGGTTGATGACCCACTGCTTGGCCTCCTACCGCCATGTGATCCAGACCTTCCTTTCGCACCTGCAGTGTGGGGTCCACAAGCTTACACCAAGTCATTTGAGAAGTTCACGTACGCAGAACCATCGCGATTTTGGGAGCTATACCCCGAGGAGTGCGCCTTCGCCGACAAGCAGTGGCGCAAACACTACAACTTCCTCGAGGATACCCGAGTCATGCACATAACAGCCACTGAAAAGAATATTGACTCAACGCCGGGCTACCCAAAGTGTGAACTCCATGAGAGCGAGCGTGATTACCTTGAATGCAATGGTTGGGCCCCATATATCCGCGAGTTCAAGCGCGTCGATTCTGGCGCCCGCCCCCGCGTGCTCTGGTATTGCTTTCTAAAGAAGGAGCAGCTCAAGAAGGAGAAAATCAGGGATGGCGACATTCGCCAGATAATATGCCCAGATGTGATCTACTCCCGCATCGGGGCCGCTCTTGAGCAGCACCAGAACAACCTCATGAAGAGAAACACAGACACGAGCAGCGGGCAGTGTGGGTGGACCCCCTTCTTTGGTGGGTTCGCCGAGAAGATGCGCCGACTCGACAAGAACAAGATCATTGAATTCGACTGGACCAGGTTCGACGGGACCATCCCACGCGCACTATTGAAGCACATAAAGGACCTCCGATGGGAGAAGATCAACAAGCAGCACAGAGAGAGGTACAGACACGTCCATGAATGGTACGTGCAGAATCTGCTTACCAGGTATGTGCTTATGCCAACAGGTGAGGTGACTATCCAGCGGAGGGGCAACCCTTCTGGCCAGATCTCCACCACGATGGACAACAACATGGTCAACTACTGGCTCCAGGCCTTCGAGTTCGCCTACCTTAACAAAGGGAAGGACATCGAGGCCCTCTGGAATGAGTATGACACCATCGTATATGGAGACGACAGGCTCACATCATCTCCCAGTGTTCCAGAAGACTACGTCCAGCGCGTAGTCACCATGTACAAAGAGGTCTTTGGCATGTGGGTGAAGCCTGAGAAGGTCAAGGTCACAGAATCCATCATCGGTGCATCCTTCTGTGGATTCACAGTTGGTAAGAACTACCAGCCCATTCCATCAAACCCAGAAAAACTGTGGGCCAGCTTAGTAACACCCTGCCAGAAACTGCCAGATGAATTTGCCCTCTATGGGAAACTCCTTAGCTTTAAGATCCTCATGCACAACAGTGAAGACCACCCTTTTAAGGATTACATAGAAAAGTGCATCGCTGCCCTGGAGCACGGTCGCTCCTTGCCTAAAATTACTGATGAGCAGCTGGATCGTCTTTGGAGGGGAGGACCAAAGACAAATCCTAATGGCTAGCCGCAAACAGCAGAACAGGCGTGCCACGCGCAACACGACCAACATCGTGGTGCGCAATGGAGCAGCTGCCAACCAGGCAGGAGCTGTCGGGGGACAGCGTAGACGGAGGAACAGGAGGAACAACAAGGCACCGCAGGTCAACGTGCGGGTGCTATCCAACCAAGCTAAGGTTTTCCGCAGGAATCCTCGCCGCCAGGGCGTCGGTAACCGTGTGGTTTTCCAGAAGATCAACACAACCCTCGGTACAGTTGGATCAAATGGAAGTGAACAGATTGAATGCGAGCTCACGTGCCTGATGAATCCAGCCACCATGAAAGAGGCCACAGGCAGCAACAGCTTTGGCCCCCTTGGTATCTATGCATCCACCTATTCCCTGTTCAGGATGACGAGATGCACTGTAACACTCAAGCCGCTAGTGGGTGACAGTGCCGTCTCGGGTACAGTCGCACGTGTTTCCTGGAACCCGACCTCAACCCCAACGCAGACATCGTGGAGTGCCTTGGGGGCCAGGAAGCACGTCGACGTCACCCCTGGGAAGACGGGGAAGTTCACGCTCACCACACGAGACCTGGTGGGCCCTAAGGGTGGGTGGTACAAGACCAACACCAAGGGGGACCCGATGATGTCATTCGCGGGGACGCTCGAGGTTCATACCCTCGGGCGAACAATGTCAACTTACCGCAATGAACAGTTCAATGGTGGCCTGTTCCTGGCAGAGCTTGAAACCGAGTGGCAATTCAAGGATTATTCACAGCAGCCAGGCATGCTCAATTTGATAAAGGGTGAGGACACCCAGCAATCCCACATCCAAACTGATGCCAACGGCAAGATTCAACTTGTTGTACCAAATAACTCTCGCATGGCGCGCGCCGCCACCGGTGCTGCGAGCGAGATAATCTGGCTGGTTACTGACACCATCATACAGGCAGGTACAAGTGTGCTCCCCCCTCCATTCTCATGGCTCATTCGTGGGGGTTGGTGGCTCGTGAAGCGCGCGGCCGGGGCGCCGGTCCGCGCGGGCAGCACGACATTTGATGTGTATGCCTCTATATCAGATGCTAGAGCAGATATGCCCTGCATATCAACTGCAACCAACATGGACCCAATACAGGTTGGTGGCCTGCACTTCCAGCAGGTCACACCGGGCAATACAGGCATCTCTACTGAGACCTATGAGACACGTGCGATTGCCGCACCAACCGTGAGTGGACCAACCCAGTGCTATGTCACGTCCTCGACGCGACTGAAATTTGGGACGGTGGAGCAGTATGTCCCTTCTTTCTGCGCATGGTACACATACTCGGCTGGCCAGAACCACAACAATGGCATCGGGTTTGTTGCCAATGGTGTGCAGCTGGGCACGTACAACATCCATCATGTCACCGTCTCAACTAATGCTGGGCCCATAGATGTTGACCATTTCCAGAACCGCGTACCCGTGTACTTGATGTACAACAACACCACGCGTGAGGAGATTGGTTTCGCGGTTGCGTCCCAATACGACCACATGGACAACTCACCTTCGCTCAGGGTCTCTTCTGTCCTGTTCTACGCGACAAAGACGCAGGCATATAACTACCAGCAGGACTGGTACACCACCACAGTCCAGTACCCAGTGAACCACTCCAGCAACCCCTACAACGCAGTTGTCAAGACACCAACCAGCCCTGTCAATGGCACGATCCGCCTGAAGGTGGAGCAAGGCAAGTGGTACATTGCCCAGTATGTGGCCCAGGGCGTCATCGACACACAGTATGTGGTCGGCAATAACATCATCTATTCTCGCGCGACCACTGGAACACCAACAGGGGAGACCTACTTTGTCCCCCACATCGATGACGCAGACTCAGGCCTCCTGCCAGTCTACATGACTGGCCTCCACCTGGATGTCTTCACAACCACAGCAATAACTGAAGGCCAGTTTATGAACCTTGATCCAGCTGAGTTCTATGACATGCCACCCCTGGAGGGGGATGATGATGCTGATGATGAGGATGAAGAGGATAGCACTGATGAGGAACTACAGCTTGGCCCCATGGATGATTATTGTGACCCACCAATGTCCCGGTTGGTGGTTCACCCGGAGGCCCAGAAGGCGTTTGAGATTTTGCTCACGCTTTATCCAGAACGGGAAGCCCGCTTGGCAGCAAATCAGCTGAAACCAAGCGATGAGTACGAGGAATTCACCACCTTGTACCACAACGCATTAGCTGATGGCCTATCACCTAGGGCAGCTAGGGCTCACGCCCTGGGGCTCTAGGATGGCACTTGCGTTGTGCAACCTTAATCATTTTTCAGTTTCATTTGTGATTTGATTAGCATAGGTGAAGGGGAAA